CGACAATTCTTTGGGGTGGCTGATGGGACTCGAACCCACGACGACAGGAATCACAATCCGCAACCAATATCGTTAAAAATCAAAGCGTTGCGTGAGTTAATTGGAATATGACCATACCCGCAAACGGCTTGCCATCGTGGTCATTTTCGGGATCTTCCAACGAATTCGGAACAGTGATCTAGCCCAATAGCTATTTCGATTTGGGCTTCCAGCCGCACACTTTCTGGCCAGCCCTGTTGTGGGCCAAAATCGATTTGGCGGTGTCATCGGTCAGCACGTCGGCCTTGTCCACATAGATCGGCCGAGTCCAATCGCATGCCGTGTCCACTATGCGCGTCTTCACGACAACCTGCGGCTCGGGCGGATCATTTGCCCCACTCGTCGTGCAGCACCCGGCCAGCGTCAGGCACAGCACCAGCATCAGCATCTTCATCTCGTCTCACCTTTGCATTGTCGGCGCCGGCTCGCGCGGCATCCTCATTCGCCTTCGCCTGGATGGCATCGGCCTGGGCAACCTTGGCATCGGATTCGGCCACCTTCTGCGCCGCCTGCGCTTGATCGGTCTGAGCCTGCTTGTGGCGCAGCCAGCCGAACAGGACGCCAACGGCGCCGAGGATCCACGGGCCGAATTCCTTCAGCAGTTCAAGCAGCGCCGTCATACGGCCTCCCGCGCGACACGATGATTGACCGGCCACGTTTCCTGGCGGGGCTTGCCTGGGCGCCAAGTGCGCAGGTACAGCCCCCAGCTACCGTCGGCGTCGTCGATATCGGGCAGGCGCTTCGGGTCGGTGAAGAGCAACAGTCGCGCAGCACCGGCCGACAGCACGTCGTCTGTCTCCAGCGCACGCCAGATGCTCTCGGGAAGGAACTGCACGCCGCGGGAGGCACATAGCTTGTCGAGCCAGAAGCGGCTGGCATCGTGCAGGTAGATCCCCCAGACGCCGCCGCGCGACTGCCGCGTGCCGAGTTCGAACTGAGGAAAGCCCCGGGCCGGCCCGTTGCCAAGCTGTGCGCGGTGGATCAGCCCGGATTCCTGCAGGCATATCGCCGTCACCATCACCCTGGCCTTCGGGGTGTCCATGTCAGACGGAAGGATCGCGAGCGCATCGGCCAATGGCCCGCGCACGAAGTCACGCGGGGTCATCTCCGCCCTCCTTTTCCTCGTCACGCCGGCGCACAGAGGTGTACCGCAGAGCGAGGAACGTCAGGCCGAACATCGTGTAAGCGATCCACTGCTGCACGTTCTGCGGAATAACCGCCTTCAGTTCGGGCGGCATGGCGCTCCATGCCTGCACCAGCAGCGGCCCGAGCCCCATGACCGCGGTGAAGGTGGCGCCGGCTATCACGGTTCCTTTGCGGTGAAGTTGCCGCCAGTTGTCTGCAAGAGTGAATTTCATGGCGCCTCCTATTTGGCCCACTTCCGAATGTCTGGCCGCTGGCCGGCCGCATTGTCCAGCAGGTAGTCGCGGATCTTCTCCACGTTCTGCCCGATGGCGCTGAGTTGGTCTTTCACGTCCTGGCGCAACTGGCGCTGGTCGCCTTCCATCCTGCCGAAGCGTGCGTCGTGCTCGACGTCTTTGGCTTCCAGCGCCTGCACGCGGCCGACCAGCGCGAACCATGCGATCACCACCACCACACCGGCACCGATCAGCGCACTGACGATGCTTTGCAGGTTGATCGTGGTGTCGATCCATCTACGCCGCCCACCCTCTTTCATGTCCATCAATTTCCCCGGTCAAACAAAAATGGATCAGCGCACCCGTCGCGCGCGGACGATGCCTTGCCCGGTCAGCGTGCCGCCGGAGTGAAAGCCCGTGGCGACAAGGAACACCGTGGTAGTGGTCGAGACAGAGAACCGCTGCATTGGGGCGATCCCGGACACCTCGTTGCCGGGCGTTACAGAAATCCCGCCGATCGCGGTGTACAAGGGCACTGCGGCCTGCGTAGCGGATGTTGCCGAAACGCTTACCCGCCCAGCAGTCATAGTGTCGCCCGTGCCGGTCGTGAAGTAGACGTTCCCTGTTACGTCCCAGTCGCCAGCAGTCAAGCTGATGCTGGTGATGTTCGTAGCCGTGGAGTTTGTCAGCGATATGCCAACCGGCGAAGCGGACTGATACTCGCCCCAGCTCCCCGCGCTCGCATTGTTGTTGGTCGTGGTCCCGATCAGGCCCGAAGTCTGCGAAGGGTTGATAAAGCCCGTGGCCTGCACGTTGGTGAACGTGCCTGCTGCGGCAGTTACCTGGCCAATTGCTGCGCCGTCGATCGATCCGCCGGTGATGGCTACCGCGCTGGCATTCTGCGTGGCGATGGTGCCCAACCCGAGGTTGGTACGCGCACCGGATGCCGTGCCTGATCCGGTTCCGCCAGACGTAACGGCCACGGCCGTGCTGAACGTCACAGCGCCGCTGAACGTGGGCGTGCCACTGAAGGTGCCGGAGAGCGCGCCGCCCGCGATGGTCGGCGTGGTCAGGGATGGAGAGGTTCCGAACACAGCTAGGCCGGTGCCAGTCTCATCGGAGAGCGCGCCGGCTAGCTGCGCTGAGGTCGTGGCCGCGAACTGCGACAGGTTGCCACTGGTCAGCGCGAACGTCGCGCCGCATGAGAAACCGGTGCCACTGGTGTACTTCAGCGCGCTGTTGCCGGTGCTGCAACTCGGTACCGCGTTGGCGATCGGCGATGCGCTGGCCCCAGTGAAGTTCGCATAGACCGAGTTCGCCGCGATCGGCGTAATGCCGCCAGCCGTGACCGTGGCCCAGCCTGGCGCCGTGCTTGGCCCCATCGAAACGATAGCCTGCCCAGCCGTTGATCCGGTTGGGTTTAGCAGTTGAATGGGCGAGAGCGTTGCCGCGCTCGCGATCGAGGCCAGCGCGGCGGCGAATAGTGCGATTAGAGATTTGCGCATCATGGTCCCTTTATGCGTGCGAGTCGTAGCTCAATTTGAAATGCAGAGTCCCCGTGGACGGCAAGTTCAATAGCGTGGTAGCCCCTGCCGTGCTGACCTGCGCCACTGACAATTGCGTGCCGCTGCCGTTGAAATAGGCATAGAGTCCCGGCCCGGTGTAGGCGATACCATCCACCTCCAACTGCGCGATGCGCCGCGGGGAGTAGCTGGCCGGCGCGAACCCGGCCGGGATGCCGTTGATCGTCATTGGCCCCGAGCCACTGTGCGCGGTCCAGCCGATTGTCCCGGCGATCTCCACATAACCGCCGTGCAAGGAGATGCGGCCGTCTTGCGCGGTGTAGGTGCCAACCCCGATAGTGGAACTGCCGGCGATAGTCGGCGTAAAGGACTGCGTGGAACGCGACGCGAGTTGCGCCAGGTAGGTCAAACTCCCGGTCGGGCTGTTGTACCCCGCGTTGCTACCGGCGCGGTACTCGTTGCAGTTAGAGCAGGTGGAATCGAAATCGTAGAGCGCCGTTCGTGCGCCGGAGCCGGCATCAGGATTCCAGATCGTGATGCCGTCGCAGTTGCGACCCTTGAACGCCGCCGCACCGATTGCAGCAAAGTGCTGCGTATCCCGCGCTGAGGAATTCCGCGCCCCGTTGAAAAACACGTCACCAAGCGCGCATTGCTCGAAGTAGGTTTCGCTGATCCGTGTGCCAAGTCCGTTATCCAGCACGCCGTATTGGAAGCCCTGGATGTAGCCTCCTGTAATGCGCACGCCTTCGTTCGGGATACCCACAGCCTGCACCGAGATGCCATTCCCGGTACCAGCGCCCGCGCCCGTCTCGTTATCGAGCCGCGGGTTGATGATGTCGATCACCGCGCAATTCTCGGTGCAGGTGATCGGGTTCGGCACGCCGTTGTAGGCCGTGAATCCGTCCACCTTGGCGCCAAAGCAGCCGGTGCGGAAGACCGCGCCATTGGTCATGTTGGTGACGTAGCATTCATACAGCCCAGCCTGCAGGCGGAAGTTCTGCAGATCAAAGCCGGTGATGCCCACCTTGCCGTTGCCATCCAGCGTCGCGCTGCGGATCTGCGAGAAATACGCGTGCGTGCTCGCCTTGAAGATCGTGAGGTTATCGGTCGCGGGGATGAACTTGGCGTCCTTGTCGAACTCGATGATGAGGTTATCCCGCAGCTCAATCGTCGTATTGATGAGGTACGTGCCCCCCGAAACCCACACGCGACCTGCGCCGGTATTAATCGCTGCCTGGATCGCAGCGCTGGCCGGCGTAACCCCATCCCCCAATGCGCCGTAGTCCTTGATATGGACACGATCCCGCAGCTTGTCGCGCAGCGCCCGGTAGATCGCCCCGGTGCCGGCAGCGAGGAATTTGAGCTTGTTGACGATGGCGTCCAGCACGGTATTGCTAGACGAAATCTTCGCATCGGTAATGGACTCATCCGGAGTGATCTGCGTGGAGAGCGTGGTGCCGATGCGAGCGAACACCTTCTGTATGCCTGCCGGAATCGCGCTGGTGAACGTGACGACGTTGCCGGACAAGGTCCATTGATCCGGGCCCTGGAAGCCGATATCGAAGAAGATCTCCAGATTAGCCGGATTGCCCGGCGCGCGCGAAAGCGTGAGCTGCGTTGTCGTGCCGTTGGTAGTGAAGTCCGAACCTGCCGTGAAGGTGTCAACGCGCATGTCGCCGGCACCCACCGATGCAGTGATCGGATACATCGATGGATTCCCAAACGCATCAAAACCCATGAGCTGCCCGACGCGCGCGGACGCTGGTGGCAGCGTTGCCATTGAATTGGTGTCGGTATCCGGGAACTGGATGATACGCGTCAGCCTGTCGTAGATCCGTTGCACAAGCATCGTCAACTTGTCGAGCCCGGTCTCTACAGCCTTCGCCGGGAACGGGTCGTTCGGCGGAAGCTTGGTGTTCTGGAACCTGTCGGGATCGCGCAGGAGGATGATCGTCGTACCGACCGGCGGAGGAACGGAAAAGGCCACGATGCCGCCTGAATCCTGGCCAGCGCCAGACGCCACATAGCCAGTGGTCTGCAGTGCGTCGTTGATGTAGACGGCTAGGTCCGTCGCCAGCAGGAAGTAGTACGGGAACGGAAAGACCGTGGTGCTCCCGTCCCCGACATAGGTGATGCGCGAATTGGTGGTCGTAACCGTCATGGTGCCCTCGGATGAACAGCTCCGAGAGCGGCGATTGTCTGCAGCAGGTCATGGCCCGCTGCTGTCTATGCGCAGAAGATAGCCGCTTTGACGGTGTTAGACCTATGAGAAACAAGCACGTGAATCACTGGGCCACGCTGCTAGGAGGAAGCAGGAACTCCTGGTTGTTCTGTGTTCGCACACGTTGCTCCATACGGGACAGGTATCCCGGATTCATCATTTCCTGCATCCGGTAAAACAGCAGGTAATCCAAGGCGATGCGCGTATAGAACAGGTTCAGGTAAGGCGTGTTGTTAAGCGCCACGCGCAGCGCGTCGGAGCCGACCTTGCCGCCAGTGAGCGTGCCGTTGACCGCATCGTCTCGCATGGTCTGGTAGAGGCTCACGATGTCATTGGCTGCCCCGGCAGTCGGTCCGGCCAGCGAAGAGAGCATGCCGCCGCCGAAGCGGTTGGCCTCGCCAAAGACGAAATCGCCCATGATCCCCATGCCGCCGCCCTGGGCCATGGCCGCCATGAAGACCTTGGCATCATTGGTTGGGTCGTCATTCATGGTACGCGGCGTGCGCCCCTTTACCAGGTCCTTGGCCACCATCGAGCCGTAGCCGAAGAGCGTGGACCACAGCACCACGTTGACGATGCCCATGGCCTCCCCGTTTCCGGCGCCCAGCGCACCAAAAATGCTGCTGCCCTCATAGCCGCGGCCGTACAACTCGCGCCCGAAGATCTTCTGCAGATAGGCGCCGGTGAAGCTCTTGAACTGCGTCAGGAAGCGCATGAACTCGCCAAGGAAAGTGCCGGGCTGCGTGCCCTGCAGCATAATGGCCCGGGTCTTTGCGTCCGGCTCCAACTGAAAGAATCCGGTTCGGTCGTTCAGGTAGGTCTGCACCTGGTCGGCGATCTTCGGATCGGCAATCGTGTCAGGCGTAATGTACGCGCGACCGTCGATCTGCTTCTGCGCCGACGCGCGCACAACATCCCATTTCCCTGCGTCAATCTCGTACAGTTCCAGCACGCGGCGGTATTCCGGCGCCAGTGCATCCCATGACTTCTCGGCCTGCAGCGCCATATGGTGGGACATGCCCATGGCTGCGGCGGCGCGCTGCTTCTCCGACCACCAGTGCCCGAGGTTCAGGCGGAAGAACAAGCGTTGCCCCCGGGTCAGGGCGCCAGCATCTTCAAACGAGCCAGTGCGCGCAATCTCGCCCATGGCAGACTCGAAGTACACACCGATGCTGGCGAGCAGTTCCTTGCGCTCTTCGCTCTTCAAGCTAGCACCCAGGCCGGCGAGCGACTCACCCATGCCGCTCAGGAACGAGCGTCCCTGATACCGGGCTTCCGAACCGTAGACGGCTACATCATTGAACTGCGACATGATCATGCCGCCGAGCTTTGCCATTGACTGCCAGGCACGGATATTGGCGCCGCGACGTGCCCACAAGGCATTGCCCGGAATGCTCATCGAGCCGTCCACCGCCGCCATGAAGTTACCAAGCTTCTTCTGCGCTTCGTTGATGCCATCGATCTTGGCGAACTCTCCCGCATCCTTGGCATCCTTCACGATTTGCTGAGTGATCGAATCCATCATCGCGCCAGGATTCGGCCCGAGCTGCCGCAGCAGACCGATTTTCTGTGTGCCGCGCTCCAGGCCAGCAGCCACCGCCTCGCGCAGGTTGCCGGTGCCGTAGAGTTGGTTGTAGTCAAACCACGAATCAGCGTCCTTGAAATGGACCACGCGTGACTCGCTGAGCTTCTTGGCGAGATTGCCCGGTCCCTGAAACGGCTGATCCTCGACGCGCGAGATCGCCTTCATGTGGTCGCCACTGGCCAGGTTGTCGAAGATGCCGCGCAACAGCTTGTCCGTGTTCTGCTCGCCGGTCTCAGCTACCATGCGCGGCAGATCAAAGAAACGCAGCGCGCCGTCGCGCCATGCCTCGAAGCCAGCATTGCGAATCTTCAGCATGTCGTGCGACTGGCGGACAATGTACCCCGCCTCCTTGCCGATCCACGCGCCCGCCTCATTGGCCGCTGTGCGCGTCCACTCCTGCCACTTGTTTATCACCTTGGCAATGTCGGCCGCCATTGGCGCTAGGCCGCGCGTGAGGTCCGCTTCATCCGGCCGCCCGATGGCCCACAGTGCGCGGGAGATGTCACGGTCCATGACACCGCTGGCGAGGATCTTGGTCGCGCCAAGCTTCTCCAGATCGTAGACAAAACCGCCAAGCACCTTGTCGCGCAGAGTTTTCTGCACCGACATGACAGAGAGTCGCGCGCCGCTCTTGGCGCGATTCACGCCCACCAGGATCGCTTCCAATCCCTCTGCCGGTCTGGCGCCGAAGTTCTTCTGGACCCACTGCACGCGCTCGGCGCGGATGGTGGCGTTGATAAGCGCGTTGCGCTTCTGGATGTAGGCGGCCGAGTGCAGTTCGTCGCCGATCTGCTGCGCGGCCTGGGCGGCCACGTCGCGCTCTGACAGGTCAGGGCGTTCGAAGGCAAGTTGGCGCTGCTTGGATTGCAGCCGGGAAAAGAGCGCATCGGCTTCATCGGCGCCGACGGCGCGGCCTGCACCTTCCTCCAGTGCTTCCAGACAGGTATTGGTCATCGCATCACTCCGCACAACGCAGCATTCATCAGGCCTTTGGCAAGCGCCGCAGCATCCTTCACATCGGCCTCGAAGGCTGCCAGCGCATCACGCAGGGACGCAATGGTCCGCTCGGTCGCTCCAGTGCGCTGCAACTCGGAAACCGTCTCTTCGAACTTCACCTGTGCATCCTTCATGCTTTGCTCGGCCCCCTCGGTCGTGGCATTGCGCACCGGCTCGGGCGTCTCGGCCAGGCGCGTATCGGCGGCGCGCGCCATCTCGGAATCTGCCACAGCCACATTCTCGGCAGCATTAAAGCGCTGCACTGCCGCGCGGTCGGCCTCCTCTGACGGTGCGAACTGTCGGCGCACAGCGGCTTGGATCGGATCACCCTGCAGCAATTGTTCGGCGCGCTGCTGCACCTGATCCTGATAACGCTCTGGCACCTCGCCGCGCTCCAGCGTGGCTAGATCCTTCTCGGCTTCAGAAGCGCGCGCATTGGTATCAAGTTGCTGCTGCAGCCGTTCGGCCTGGTCCTGCAGTTCGCCGCGGCGCGCGTCGTGCTCGGCTTGGGCCCGCTTCTCGGCTTCGCCGAACTTGAGTTTCTCGGATTGCTGCAGCGCGCGAATATCGGACTTGGGCGGAGCCTCACCCATGGCGTCCAGTTCCTGTTGTAACCGGCCAAGTTGCGCCCGCATTTCTGCCACCGCGCCAGGCTCGGCCCGGTTCGCAGCCTGCGCGGAAAGCTCGGCGCGCAGCTGGGGTTTCACGTCATCGGCGGCCTGAGCCAGTGCCTGCGTCATGTCGGCCGGCTGCTGGCGCGCGGCCATCTGCAGTTGCAACGCTGGATCGGCGCGGATGATCGGTTCGACCGTTACGCCGCGCCCATCCAGCAGTTGCGAAACCGCTGTCGAGGTCGCCGCGATGCGAGTCTCATGCGAGACGCTGTTGTTCATCCAGGCCGCACCCATCGGTGAAATCGGTACGTCTCCGGTTTCCAAATGGATCACCAGCGGTTTCGGCGCAGTGCGCAGCACGTCCGGGCTGACCGATTCAGGCAGTCGCGCGGGCACATCGGTTTCGAGTGCGACCTTGGCCGGGGCGCCGAATACAAGATCCTTGGCCGCACCCCCAATCGAGTGCAGGCCGGCGCCGAACGCCGCACCGAAGGCAACGTTCTCGAGTGCAGTCGTCATGGTGAAATCGTCGCCGACGTTGCGCGCCACAAGGTAATCCAGCGGCTGCACCAGCGCCGTTCCCACCGCGCCCTCTGCCGCACCGATTCCGAGCCGTATGCCGGTACGCGCCGCCATGCCACCCGCCTCGGCCAGCAGCGCCGTGTACTTGGCTGGGCCGATTACCGGCACAAAGGCCGTGGCCAAATTGATCGGGTCCAGCATCGAGACGCCCGCCTGCACGCCGAAACCTGCGACGGAGCGTAGGCCAGTAGGCGACGCACTGATGGCGACTTCCCGCGCGGTCTTCTCCTGCTGGCGCTGCACCAGGCCGTCAAGCACATCGCGGTACATGCCAGATTCCGGCGCCTGCATCTTGGCACCAGCGGCATCCAATTGCGCTTGAGCTACATCGGCCGGCACTCGAGTCTGGCTCGGATCGTCGCCATACATCGGAACGCCGTCGCCGTCATAGCCGATGATGGTATTACCGGGCCGTGCGCCGGCGACATAGTTCCATCGGTCTGTGATGCTCTGTGCCGCCTCGCCAGCCTTGGCCGACAGGTAATCCCCGAGCGGCGTTGGATAATCCGTGATGGGCTTAAGAGGCGCCTCAAAATCTCCGTCGAGAACGAGCGGCATCAGAAGATCTCCGGTCGGGCCGACTGTGCGGCCTCATTGGTCATCTGCGCGAACGCCTCGCGTCCAGTCGGCGTGGTGGGTGTCGGCTTGACCGGTGCGGCGGCAACAGGCTTTGCGCCCATCGTGGAGAACTGCCCTCCCACGGGCTTTCCGTCCTGCGTGGTGACGATGGTCTGCGATACCGGGTCGAACAGCACCAGGCCCTTTCCGTCGGCGCTTGTGATCCACTTGCCGTTGCTGCGCAGGTTCGAGGCGTAGAGCGCCTTAGCGTCTTCCGGCTTCATAGTCTTCGGCGCTGGCGGCAGGGTCAGGTCAAGCTTGTTCAGGTCACCCATGATCGTCCTGGCGCTGGTCATTACCTGGTCGGCGTCGAATTCCTTGGGAATGCGTGCCGTGTCGCGGATAGTGAATTGGTTGCCCATGACCGACGTGAAGGCCTTGGTGGCCGCGTCACCCGGACTCATGCCTTGCCGCATGTAGGTGAGGCTCAACCGGTTTGCCGAGTCGTAGAGCGCACCGAAGGTCGAAGCTCCCCCGAGCGAATAGGCCATGGTCGCGGCAAAAGGCTGGCTGAGCGCCTGCAGCTTCGATTCCGCCGCCTTGATGTTGGGTGGATCAAGGCCATCCTTGAGCGCTTCCATCTTCGTGTTTGCTGCGGCCAGCACCTGTTGCCTGGTTGCGGTGTCCACGCTGTTGCCCAAATAGCCGAGCACCTTGGCCACCGGCGTGATGTCCTTGAGTTGGCCGAATACATCGCCCCAGCGGTCTCCCCACAACTGCGCCTGCTGCTGGATCACCTGGTCGGCCTGTGCGCCCCCGTTGGCGTTGATCTGACCGGTAATCGATTCGGCCTGCTGCTTGGTCAGCACCTGCGGTTTGGAGACGCCGAGACGGCGCTGTTCGGCCAGCGACGCCTGCGCGTAGGCCTGCGCCGTTTGGGGTGAGGGATTGGCCTGAAGCGCCTGCTGCGCCGTATTGACTGCCGGCGCATTGGCCACAGCGTAGGCAGCCGGGTCAGATTCGCGTTGCTGGATCACACGGGAGGCAGCAGCCTGCAAGATCTGGTGATCGCGGTCCGCGCTGGCATAGCCGGGGCCTGCCGTCGGCGCGCGCGAGCGCACCATGTCAGCAATATCCTGCGATGGCATGCCCTTCAGGTTCGCCACGTCCAGCGCCATCTGCTGCCCGTCTTGGTATTGCCGATACCGGGCCGGGGCCTCCAGCGGCCCATAGGCGCGCACGAGATCATCCAGGTTGAGCGGCGTCGGATCTGTCTTGCCATCGACTGCCATGGACTGAGCGTCCTGCAGATGGGTGTCGAGTTGAGCGCGCGCCATCGCCATGTTCTGGCTCTGCTGCGTCTTGGCCTGATTGAATACCTGGATGCGCGTCTCAAACGGTAGATTGGCCAGCACGGGGTTATCCGCTGGCGTGCTCGACGCCGAACCCATCTTGAATGCCTCATCGCTGCGCTTCTGCCACATCGGCACGTTGCTCGCCTGCTTGGCGTCCCCCTTGGCGATGTCGGCGTAGTAAGACTTGGCCATGTCATTGAACTTGGCGGCATCCCCGCCAGCTTCGCGCAAGAGTTTGTTCGCCGCCCCGGCGCCCGCCTGGATGGCGAAGTTGTAGGCTACCGGCTGCATGGAAGGCGGCAGCGCATCGGCGTGAATGGCATCCCAATAGCGGGTCTTGCGGATCTGCGAGGCTTGCTCTGGCGTCAGCTTCGAGACATCCACGTCGGGATTCGCCTGCGAGTTGATGCCGAAGTTGGTCGGGCCGCGACCGTTGTCATTTGCCGTGTAACCGCCCTCCTTCTGCGCGATGAAGGCATCGGCGCCAGAAAACCCGCCCGCGTACTGACCACCGGTGGCGGCGTTCGCACCCAACCCGGGCGGCCCAACGATAGCATCCGGATTACTGCGGGCGATGGAAGCGGCGGCAGCGTAGTAAATTTCGCTTTTCGCCTTGGCCAGCAGCTTGGTCCGCATCTCTGGCCCAACCTCCGGCATCGTCTCTTCGATCACACGTACGGCGGAATCCGCCTTGGACGGGTCTGCAAAGACCAGGCTTGCCTGCTTCGTGATCGAATCGGAGGTGGTATTGACGCGATCCGCCACCCGCGCGCCGGCCTCGAAGTTGATCGCCTGGCCGCCAAGCTGAGTGCGCAGCGCGGTGAGATGCTGCTGCAGATACTGCTTGGCCATCGGCGTCGGCGCGGTGCCCAGCGTCTCCTCGGTGTACTTATCGAAGTCGCCGATCAGTTGCGGCGTGAAGCCGGATGCCGCGCCGGTGGCAGCGGCCTGCCGGTCCTTCATGTTCTGCTGCCAACTGAGCTGCGCGTTGGAGAGAGCGTTGCCAGCCCACGCCTTGGCGTCCTGCTCTTCCTGCTCGCGCAGCAGCTTGGCGTTGACGATATCCTCGTGCGCGATGCCACGCCCCGCTTCCTGCAGCCCCTGCGCGGCATTGGTGAGCCCCGCGCCGATGGCACCGGATACAGGGTTGGCGTCAGCGCGCGGAAGCGGCGCACCGCCGCTCACATTGATCTGCTGGTTGTAGACCGGAATTTGCATGGTGATCAGCCCTGCGAGAACTTGCCGCCCTTCTGCGCGGCCTGGATGAACGCCTTCTGCGACGTGTAGGAGCCATACGACGACAGCGCTGCAGCGCCGGCGTTCAGGTATCCGGCCGTCATGGCGGAGCTGGCATTACTGCGGGCCTGCTGCGCAGATAGCGTGTCAAGCGTGCCCTGCTGCTGGAATCCCTGCGCCTGCAGTTGCGCGCCGTAGCGGATGTTCAGCGCATCGAGTTCGGCGTTGGTGGCCGACTGCTTGTAGAGATCGAGCGCCGAGCCCGATGACAGATCCACACCGGATTGCGCGGTGGCTGCGGCCTGCTTGCCCATGGCGAGCGCTGCCGATCGGCGCTGTGCTTCCTCATTGGCATTGCCCTGCTGGGATGCTACGGCTGCCTTCTGCCTGTCGACCTCGGCGTTATAGTCGGACGCGTTCGCTGCTGACTGCTGGCTGGCCGCCTGGGCATTTGCCGAGGTGACCGCACCTGCAATGCCCAGCGCGGAACTGGCGGCGGCTGTGACTGCGAGTAGGGTTACGGGATCTGCCATTTATCTCACCATTGCGTATCGGTCACAGTCGCGCCCGTCGGGCGAGTATTTGCGCATCCGGCCTTCCCATTCGAACTGCCCGAGCATGCGCACCCAGCGATGGGCCTGCTCGAATTCACTATCCACCTCGACCTCGATCCGGCGCGCGGTATTGGCCGCAAAGCTGCGCCGCACGACCCTGGTCAGCGCAACCATCCCGGATCCGCCGATGTCGCCAGCGATTACGGCCCATGCCCGGACATTCCCGGACCAGAGCGGGAAATAGCCGCCGCATGCCACCACCTTGCCGTCGGCGCGCGCCGTGTAGGACTCCAGCGACTCAAGGGCTTCCGGGTAGCCATTCGATAGCAGGATGGGACGCATGGCCGCCTGTGCGGGCTGCACCATCAGTTCGATCAGGTCGGATGCCTTGTACGCGTCGATCTGCATGTCAGCCCCTGTCGTAGGTGGTGTTCTGCGGCATGATCGCCACGATCGTGGCTGGCAGCGGATACGGCTGCTCCAGGCATATCCACGGATTGGTGTCGTAGTCGTCTGCGAAGTCAAAGAGCATGTCGCCGGTAAAAAGCGGCGGCGGGTTGTCCATGGCATCCAGCGCCGTGCGGAACTGGCCTTCGTCCATGTTGGTGAACTTGCTGCCGTACTGGAGACCCAGAGTCTCGAGCAAACGCACCACGAGTTGATTGATCCGCGCCGTCTTGCCCTGGCTAGTGCCGTCGGCCGCCCCGGCGTTCAGGCGCATGGTCTGCAGGCGCGCCGGGCACGCGAGCCCCACATGCACCTTTGAGCCTGCGTTCTGCAGCGTGACCTGGCCTCCGCTCACCACCCGGCTCGGGTGCGTGGCACCGTTTACCAGCAGGTCTACCGTCTGGCCTTCCAAGTGCGAGAGGCCGCCGATCGTCGTAACGGTCATGCGCCACCCGTTGGCCGGAATCTGGGCCATCGATGGGAAGGCAGCGTCCACCGTCGCCAACACAGTTGTCGGGGATTGCACTGTAGTTATCGTGGCCTTGGCCGTCGCAAAGACCGTCACCGTGTTGCCGGACGCATCCGTGGTGGTCGTGGTGTAGCGATAGTGGATCTGGCGCCCTACGTCGCTGCTCTGCCAGATGCTGCCTCCAGCCGAGAACGGGACGTTCGTGGCATGCGCAACCGTCGCGCCGGCCCCTGGCGTCAAGTTGGCATTGATCTTGTTGTCGAGTGTCAGGCCAGCATCCAGATAGAAGCTGTCCTCTGGATCATCCCCAGATGCGCGCTCCCTATCCATGTAGCAGACATAGCGCTTGGTCTGCCCATTGATCGTCCAATTTACAATGCCCCACAGTTCATCGCGCGAGCCGTCCGGCGCAGCGATCACGGCTAGCGATTCCACCTTGCCACCGCCGCCGATCGGGTGCCGGTGCCAACCTCCATGCGGAGGCTCGGGATACTGCTCGCGGGAATACGTCATGGCCACCAGCGCGCCATCATTGCGGGCCGCCCACATCGTCGAGTACGGCTCCTGCTGGTAGACGATCTGGTTCAACTTGGGCTTCGGAATGTGCTCGGCCAGCATCGACTGGTCCGTCGACTGGTAGCCGTTGTTCACGAAGTCATAGGCCACGTCGCGTAGCTTCGAGCCGGCGCGCTGGATGAACAGCAGCACACTGCCAACGTGCACCGGCTTGGCCTTGCGCGAGCCGAACGACGAGATCAGCGAGGCCGTCACGTTGTCCGGTCCATAGGGCTGGTTCTCAGTCTGCGATCTCACGGAGAACTCGCTGCCCGCCGTGCCGCACACCAGCGATTCCAGCGCGCCATTAGACGGCTCGATCCACTGGATATTGTTGACTTGCGGCGATACCAGCGTGGTCGTAATCGCCATGTCGGTTGTGACCAGCCCGCTCAGATCTTTGGCGCTGAAGTTCTCGTAGTCGCCGGCCACGCTCTGCCATACCGTCTGGCCACGACCGAACGCCAAGCGCTGGCGGAACAGGCTCACGTTGGATGGCCAGCCCTCCACGTCAGACCAGGCGCCAAAGGCCCACTGCGTGGAGGCGTTACCGGCGCCGACGGCATCGGCTGGCAACTGGGCCTGCGACGAAGCGGTCGAGATTGGCACCACGGTACCAGTTACCTGAGTCGGGCTGACATAGCCGGTGATGAGCACTACACCGAAGCCGGGGTCTTGGTACTGCCATTGGACGCCTACCCGCGCATCTGCCGCGCTAGTGCTACCGGCCGGAACGTAATAGGCGCCCTTCGTCACGTCGCCGCCATCCCACAAGGCGCCGCTGGTATGGACTGGTTTGTTCGGCCCGGTCACGCGCGTCAGGCTCGGAACATCCGGGCTCACCGCCAGATAAGTCTTCCCGTCCGAGATGCGTAGCGAGCCATTGGTGATCGGCTCGGGTTGGCTCCATTGGGTAGTCGATGCAGCAGATTTGCGCGAGAGCTGGAACAGCGAGCCGACGTGGCCGGATTGGAAGATGCCGGCCGAGGCGGTCAGCGTGACAGCGCCAGACTGAGCCGAGGCATAGACCGTCGTGCCGGTGACGTTGGCCGTCTTGAACGCCCCCCCCACCGGCTGCATCGTGGCCAGCGTCCAGTTGGTCGGGGCCAGGCGCGACAGCTTGCGCGGCGCGTACTTCGGATGCGTGATGTAGACCACATCGGCAGACTCTACGAAATCCAGTGCAAACTGGCCGTCAGAGTCCACCAGATCCGCCGCCGAATATGGCGAGGCGATCTCGTACGGTACGCCGCCATTCAGCAACTGCGCGTGATTCGTCCAGAACCGGATGTACAGGTCGCCGAACTCGAGCATATAAGTCTGCTGCGTGTTGAACTGGAACGGCAACAGCCACGCCTGCTTCGTCTGGTCCTTGATGGGAGAAACGTAGCGCCAGCCGCCCCGGCGCATAGCCGGTCCCTGAATGACCGGGATGAAGTTCTCGCACAGCTTCAGTCCAGCGCCGTATTTCGCGATGTCTACGCGCCCCTCCAGCCTCGGCGACAACTCGCCCGAGTTGAAGGAGCCGAGGATGGGGGAGGCTCTCATGCTGCGCTCGCGAATTCGCCGAAGTGTTGGGCCTCTGCGCGCTTCCGTGCGCTGACCGCGTCTAGGAAATCGACGTGGCTGCCAAGATTTACCTTGCGGCCGTTCGGATTGATATAGGCGCACCAGCGCTTATCGCGCGCGCTCCATGACACGCCGGGGACGCCAGAGGTGTTGTTGCGCTTGCGCGGCAGGTTGCTGCCGTTCTGGACGCGCGTCGCAGGCCGCAGCATTGCGATGCGGTTATCGGCACGAGAATGCTCGCGATGATCGACCTCGCCTGCCGGCCATTCACCATGCACGTAGAACCATGCGAGGCGATGAGCGTAGTAGTAGCGCCTGTCAATCTGGATGCGGACATAGCCTGACGACTTATCGATGCATCCTGCCAGCGCGCCGGCCCGCGCTCTACGCTGATCAAGACGCCAGCGGAATTCCCCGGTGGTCGGGTCGTATGCCAAAGCGGCGAGAAGTCGTGCGTGCGTCAGCATAAGTGCTCCTATAGGCGAATGAGGACCCACGAATCGTCCGGGAAACCTTGCGGGGCGCGCTCGACTGCGCCGGTCAAGGTTGCGTCGCGCAGCGCCTGCTTATAGTCCTCGCCGGCTTGCTGCTTCTTCGAGACTGACTGCATGATTTCCTCGGCAGCCTCATAGGCGAGTCGAGAAGCCATGACCTCCACGAAGAGCGCATCCCATAGACCCGGGTCTGTCACGTCCTGAACGTAGCGGATCTTCAGCGGCGCGTTGTAGATGGTCAGGATCTGGCTGCCCTCCAGCACATAAGCGCTGTCGTCCTGATCGCGGTAATCAGTCAGGCCAGGCACCGCGAAGGTGTCGTTGACCTGCACCAGCCGCAGAAAGTCGGACGGCAACTGGAAGGCGTTGTTGTATCCCCACGCAGGCGCGGGGCTGACAGCGGGAAGGCTCGTGCGCACCGTAGCGAAGCGCCAGATGCGCCGGCGCAGCTCTGCCTTGCGCACCGTTTCCCACAGTGCGTTCATCGCGCGCGCCGGCTTGCTGTTCTCCGTGATGCTGGTGATGCGCGCGGCGCCGAGCTTCGTGCAAGCCCGGTTGCATACCTCGACCTGCGATGCCATGGCCTATCAGCCCGGCATGTTGAACTTGCCGCTGCTCTCGATGTAGGCGCCGAGCTTTTCTAGCGCCAGCAAGACCTGCATGCGGACCTGCGTGGACGACAGGCCGGACGCGATCAGCGCATCGGTGTCGATCGTCAATTCCACCGGCGCCGTGACGACGGCTGCGCCGACGGCATCCGTGACCTGGTGATCATTGCCTTCGACCGCAATGCTCAGACGACGTGTTGCCATGGTGTGCTCCTATTTGCAAAAAAGCCCACGAGCCCGGAAGCCCGTGGGAAGCGCCGCTCTCGCGTGGAGAAAAGGATCAGTTGCCGTTGTCGACGTACTCGACGTTCGCGCCCAGGAGGCCGGTGGCAGCGATCGCCACGGATACTGTGGCAACGATGTCCAGCGTGCCGCCAGGGTCAGCCGACATGCCGGCTGCTTGCCACAGGGGCTGCTCCTGCTTGTCCAGCGTGAAGCTGCCGGACTGGTTGGTCACGTCGCTGTTCGAGAGCGCAGCCGAGGTGGCTTGCGCCGAGGCGAAGAGCGAGGCGCTCACCGCTGCACCACCATCCTTGGTGTTGCGGGACACGCCCAAGTTGATCGCCGACGACGCGCCAAGGTTGGCGCACGAGAACAGGATCTGGCGCACCATCGCGCTCGACGGAACCGAGGCCAGAACGTACTTCGAGTTGGCCGAATCACCGTTGGTCGCGGTGACGTAGCCGTGGGACGAGCGCAGCGAGCCGCGCTCCAGACGACCGTCGTTGATGACGGCCGGCACCGCATCGCGGTTCGTGATGACGGTGGACTTGACGGTAACTACTGCCATGATTCGCTCCTAGATAGGTTGAGGGGTGGAAAGCCTGGGCTTACGCGCAGGGAATTTCCACGACCTTCTTTTCCTCCAGGCGCGTACCGCCGAAGGTCCCGTACAGGTACACCTGCCACGGCAGACCAGCCAGATCACCACGCTGACGCACGTCGGTCGAGATGTCTTGCCACTGGCCCAGGTGCATGCCCTCCTTGACGTAGAAGGGGCAGCGGGTCTGCGACGAACCGTTCACCGGTAGGCGCTCGGAGTGGATGAAATCCACCTTGCCCCACGACATCACGAAGCCGTCATTGACCACGGCCTTTTCACCGTTGTAGTCGGCATTGATGACCTGCACTTCGTCCATCAGGTTGCGGTTTTGTTTGGACGAGATCACGCAGTAGACGCGTTCGCCAGACGACGGATCCCAGGCTTCGTTCTGCAGCAGGATCTGGATACCGGCCTTCAGCTTCTCCACGTTCATGCCCGTGGCAGAGCTGGCGCCTTCCGATGCCGAGACCTGTTGCGATGCCGGGAAGTTGGTCGACACCGAGCCATCGACGCCGGTCTTTGCCGTGCCGAAGAAGGCGGCGATGATCTCGTCATCCTTCGCGCGGTTCATGGCGGCCGTGCCATTCAGCGCGTAGCTCGATTTCGGGTCGATCAGCAGGCGCAGCTTGTCGATCTGGTCGATCAGGTCGTTCCAGTCGTAGTCGGACGGGAAGACCCAGCGGCGGTCTGCCTGGGTGTCAGCCGGCGTCAGCGCGGGATAGCGCGTGGTGCGCTTGGTGGCGACGGTCGGCGCGAACTGATCGACAGGCACGCCTTGCTTACCGACGTAGGTGCCTTGCGTGACGCTGCCGATCAGGCGCGAACCCTTCTGCTGCGAGAGCAGTTGGACATTGGTGGTGTACTGCTGGACGTAATGGGTAGTGACGAACTGGGACACGATGCCCTCCTGAAAAAGTGAGAAAACAAATCACGTTCTTCGAAGGGCTTGCCCTGTTCGGGGCCGCTTCTTGCCCGGCTATCGCGGGGCCTTACGGCAGTGTCTAGCTGCTCTTGGACCGGGCCCTTGCCGAGGGCTTGTCGGTCTGTTGAGCGGCCGGCGCCTCGACATGAGATGCATCGGCCGGTGGCTCGTCTGGCCCGACCACAAAGAGCTCGAACTCTGCCGCGCGCTTCGTAATCCATTCAGCATCCCGATCAGGACGCTGTGCCAGTCGTAGGCATTCTAAGCGGATGCCTTGCGAAGTAAGAGACGCGTTTGTGGTATCTGCCATGTCACTCGCTCGCGGGGTACGCGATCTTGATCAGGCGTTCCAGCTCGGTCTTCTTCGTGGCGTCGCCCTTCAGGTACGCAGAGGTCCATGCCTGGTCCGACTTCAGCGAATTAATCTTCGCTTGCGCCTCGGCCGGCGACATGCCGAGTCCGCCCGGGTCGCCGTTGCTGTGCACCTTGTGCTCGCCCAGGCCGCGGCCGATGTTGGCGAACATCTCCAGCATTGCCTTCGTGCCGATCGCGCCTTCCAGCTTGCCGAGAATGGCCTGACGCTCAGCCGCATCCTTGGCCGGCAGGAACTGCGTGGCGGCACGCTTGCCCAGTTCCAGGTTGGCGTCCGCATCCTTGCCCCACGATGCGACGACCTCGCCGAAAGCCTTGTCGGAGTCAGCCGCCTGCTGTTGGGTCTGCTGCTGCATGCCGGAAGCCTGGTAGGCGTTCCACTTCTCGGCCAGCATCGCGGCCTGCTTCGGTGGAATGCCGGCCTCGTGGAACCAGTTGGCGGCTTCCTTGGCGAACGTGTCGGGCTGGCCATCCGGCACCTTGATCACGCTCATGTAATCGTCGGCCTTTTCGGGGATGCCCATCTTCGTGCGGAAGGCGGCAACCTCCTCGGCCGGCGCATCGTCGCCGGGAATGACGACGGTGCGACCGGCCTTCTCGTGCCCGATAAGCTTCTCGAGGTTCCACGCGCTCTCAGCCATCGAGGCTGCGTCCTTCCAGCCCTTGGCTTGCGTCCAGTTGCGGACCTCCTCGTTCTGGAATCCGGAGAACCATGAATCGTTGCTGGCCGGTGGCGTGCCCGCAGGAGCGGCAGCAGGCGTGCCAGACGGCGGCGTGCCCGGATCGGCGGGCGGCGTACCAGCGGGAGCCGCGGCAGGAGCAGCGGCGGGAGTTCCAGCAAAAGCGGCGGCGGCGGTGTTCATTCTTCGGCTTCCTCTTTCAGTCTGAGAAGTTGGGCATCATCGACGTGCAGATGCGCAAGGATGCGCTGGAACATCTCTTGCCGACCGATCTGCACGGCGGTGGCAATCGGGTCAACCTGCTGGCGGATGGTCGAGACACGCAGTGGCGACTCACCGAAACCACTGAACCGGCGCAGGTCAGCGAGGACCTTGCGACCGGCATCCGTCTGGAACGTGGTCCGGTAGAACGAGCGCCGGCGCAGGATACGGTCAAGCATGCTCATACGGCGGGATCAGCTACGCCTGCCACGAGCGGGTCATTGTTGGCCGGGATCACAGCAGCCTGGACGGCTTCCGGTGCTGTATCGACAGCAGTCACGCCACCGGTCGCGGCGATGCTACCCATGGCCGTCACGAGGTCGTTCCAGTCACCGGCCGGGATGAAGCACACCTCGGTGGTGACGCTGGTTCCGTCTTCAGTGGACTGGATCTGCTTGAACACGCGCACGGAATTGTCCGGGCAGCGCTCGAAGATGATGTTGGTGTTGGGTGGGGTGTAGGCGGACATTTACGCTCCTGCGGGGATGACGGCCGGAGCCGCCTGGTTGGAACCTGACATGGCCTGCGCCTGCGCCAGATCCTTCATTGTCGATGCGGCTACCGGCGCCGCGGCGAGCAACTGCTGAGCCTGTGCGGCCTGCGCTTGCTGCTCCTTCATGGCCGTGACTTCTTCGTCGCTGCGCATGAGGCGTTCCGGAACCATGTTGATCTCGGCCAGTTCGCGTGCCATGCCCTCGATGTCGAACAGGGACATGACGGACGGGTCGATCTGCGCCAGCGGCGCGACGCCCTGCATCGTGTTCATGATGCCGATACCAACGCTCGCGCGCTGCGCCTGGTTGAGCGGTCCCTGATACTCGATGCGCACCTCACCGCCGGCGTCGATCAGTTCCTGCGGCATCGGTGGCAGTGCACCGCTGGCGGCCAGGATGTCGATCTCGCGCTCGGTGATCGGGCCCAGCATCTCGCCCTGGATACGCCCCATGGTCGGCGCCAGTAGCTGGCCTTTCTCCTGCGCACGCAGCATGGCCTCGGTCGCGGTGATCTGCGGCTCTTCGACCAGGATGCGGAACAGCGTCACATAGAAGGCATCGTTGATGGCCTCGCGGCGCTGATTCATCATGTCCAGCCCGATGTCGACGCGGCCCTGCGTCTGGAACGGGATCGCCATCGGTCGACCGTTCTGGTCGACGTAGCCGTAATTCAGCGCGTTGGAGCGCACGTTGAACGCCTGAAGGCTCGCGTCCTCGGTGAGCATGATCGGGGGCGCCACGACCATCTGGCCAGCGCGCAGCACCGTCTTGCTCATTTCGTTGAGCATCTTGATGTCGGGCAGCACAGCCATGGCCGGCGAGCGCCCGTAGACCTCGCGCGGGCTGGTCTCGAAGCGCGGCACCGCGAACGGGAAGCGACGGAAGCCGCCTTCATCCACTGTCGTGCGCGTCTCGAACTCGACATAGCACGACGAGAACGCCATGCCGCGGTGATCCTGGCGCCGGCCGTCGTGCTCCTCGTTCGGGCCCACGCAATGCAGGAACCAGAACTTTGCCAGCGGATCCTTGTCGAGCGCGCGCTTGATGCCTTCGGACAGCTTGTCCGTGCCGAACTTACGCGCGGCCTGCTCGGCGGTGAATTGAAACTTGCGGTGCAGCCGATTGACGCTGCCGCTCTCGTCCTCGGAGATGTAGCACTCGGACAGAGGCAGCGACTTGTAGCGGATGCCCTTGCCGAGCACGTCATCGATGAACAGGATGCCGGTACCGAAGGCGCCGATATCCAGCACCACTTCACCGGTCTGCGACTGGAAGTTGCTGTGCGGCGAGTAGCGAACCTTGAAGATCAGATCGGCCACCTGCTCCAGGTAGCGCTTCACATTGGTGTTCTGCGCTAGGTCAGGATCGATGGTCGACAGTGTCTGGTAGCGCTGCGTCGCCGGCATCGTGAAGCTGATCACTGCCGCGGCGAACTTGGGCAGCGCGAGAGGCGCGGTCGCATCGAAGATCTTCTCGTTGCGCTTGTCGCCGTCGGGGCGCTGCTGCTGAAAGATGTTCTGCGTCGGGCGCACGCGCTCTGCGATCTCGCGCCAATGGCCCTCCCAAATGCCACGTCGGGATGCCATCTGATCCTGCAGGCGGATGAGTCCGTTGGCGCGCTCGTCAGCCATGATCAGCCTGCCACGTTGGCCGGCACGCCAACGACCGAGCACACCACTCCCGTAGAGGCACCGGCAGCCGCACGGATGGCACCAGCCGGCGCGCGGAAGTTGGCCATCTTCGGGCCGGTGGACGAAATGTCCGTCGTGGTCGCGTAGTTGATCACGTTGATCCACACGCCACCAGGGCCGAGGATCTGCAGCCCCACCGCGCCTGTGCCCGCTTCCACAAGGAATACGCCGTCACCGCCGGGCCAGTCGAACTGCGTGCCGTTGCCAGTCTGCGGCTGCGTGTTTGCGGGGCCGCCCATCAGGTCAAGTCGAATGCGTCGTGCCATGTTCAGCTCCCGAGCAGGCGCGCGGCGCCGGTTTGCGGTTGAGTGGTGGAGGTGGATTGGTTGGAGCCAGCCAGGATCGTCGAGGCCATGCCACGGCGCTGGCGCAACGCAGCCGCATCGTTATCGCCCTGCACTGCCGCGTTGTCCACGGTCGGCGGAGGCGGAGCAGGCGGTGGTGGTGCGGGCTTGGCAACGTCTGGCTTGCCGAAAAGTGTGCTCATGGTCGATCCTCAGAAGTCGGTGTTGTAGTCGGTGATCGCGAACGAAGGGCGATTCGCCACGGGTTCACGCTTCACGATCGCCTTGCCTTCTCCTGCACCGATCATAAGATACTGATCCGCGTCACATACGTGCGAATACATGTTTTTATCTGGCACATCGCGGTACTTCTCAGCACCTCCAATCTGCATCCGCTTGTAGTGGTAGCCGCCCATGTAGCCCTTGCGCAGGACCGAGCAATCTGGGTGCACGAGCATTCCAGGTTCCCCATCGATCAGCCGCGTCATCGGGTCACGCGCGGCCTCGATGCGCAGCGTAGGAGAGTTGGTGTACGCCGGCACAGCCTTCACGCCATGAGCCTCCAGCAACTGGAACGTGTTGCGCTCTTCCTCGTCGCCGCCCTGGGCGGCATTGCCTGACGGGTCTCCGGTGATGCTACCGATCTTGAAGTTCGAGTACTGCTCGGCGAGGTGCTTCTTGATAAGGCCGGCAAAGCGGATAACGCCCGCGCGATCGGTCACCACCTCACTGCGCTTGCGCCACTGTCCATTCGGCATTCGTTGCGCGAACACGGCCGCAGGCGTCAACCCAAAGTCCATGCCAATGTGCAGCAGCAGTCGTGGGTTGGCATTGAACGGCCGGCAGTGCAGCGTGTCGCTGTACTCGGGATAGACCACCTTGCCATCCATGACGAAGCCATACTGGCCGTCCACGTAGACCTTGATCCATTCCGGCTTCTTGCCAGCGCTAGCCTTTAGGTAGTAGCCGGGATCGAGGTTCTGCGTGTTTTCGGCATTGGGCGCGCGGCCGCCGGGCTGAGCGAACCAAGCAAAGAGGCTCTGGTCTGGGCGAAGCGATCCAAGATCACGCAGCTGTGCCTCAAGCTCTGCATTCGTCTCTAGATCCTCCTGCGACGGCTCTTCTGCCATCCGATACCACCAGTGGTCCGAGTCCGGCGGGTTGGTGTCCATCAGGATCTGCGGGTCGGTGCAGCCGCCTTCTTCCCGCCGCGGATAGCGGCTCACTCGGCCGGACAGTCCGTCGAGCACCGCCTTGGGCACTTCGCGCGCCTCGTTGATCCACGCGTCAGACAGTTCCAGCGATAGCAGCTTGCGCACGTCATCCGGCCGGTCCAGCGCAATGAAGATCACCTCCCAATCGATCTTCTGCGCCGCGTCGACAATGTGGTGCGTCGGCGGGCTGGTGTCGCGGTAAGTGCCGTAGCTCTGCGGAATCCACTGGTGCCACGTCTTGATGGTGGTGGTGCGCAGTTCGGCATAGGTGTTGCGGATGATCGCGGTGCGCCGGCGGATCCAGCCATCGCGCTGGCGCTTCTGCTTCTGCAGGTTGCGTACAAGCTTCATGACGCAGCACACGGACTTGCCAGAGCCGACCGGCCCGCGGATACCAGCCACAAAGGCATCGGACAGGATAAATGCCTTGCCGACCGGACCCGGCGGCTTGTAGTGGATCACCTGTCCGGTCGAGCCGGTGAGGTCGCTCATTGCAGACGGTCTCCGGGCAGCACAGTTTTGCCATCGCCCGGCACGACCTGGCGCGTCAGGTTGGCATCGCGCACCCGCAGCTTGCCGGCGCGGACGGCGAAGAACTTGGCTGCCTCGGTCACGGCAGTGATGAACCCGCCGAAGTCATCGAAATAGCCCGAGAACTTGCAGTCGTTGATCTCGATGTGCATGGCCCATGCAGCGTCGTGCACAGGGCTCTTCTGGATCAGGATGTTCTGGATGCGCATGGTCAGTCCAAGTGGAGGTGAATGTGGAGCGGCGACGCATCGCTATCGCCATCTTTGTAGAGGCCCAGATGTTTCTCCAGGGCCGTGAGAGAGGCGGACTTGTCGGAAAGCTTGATCTTCGTGACCCGGCCGCGCTCGACCTCGAAGCCAGCCACGGCAGCGGCGGTGTCCTCGTCCAGCTGGTGAATGCCCAGCGCCTTGCCCTTGGCGTCGACCAGCTTGCGCGGGTCGAGGAACGCCAGGCGGGCGCGCTCGAGCAGCACGCGCTCGGCGGTGATCTCCAGCTTGCTGAGCACCTTGCCCAACTTCGCATCGATCGCCGCCTTCACAGCCGGGTTCTGCATCAGCCGATTGCTGTGCACGCGCGCACCGTTGGCCGAGTAGCCCGCGCGGATGCACGCCTGTAGCGCGTTCTGGTCGACAAGGTATTCGGCCACGAAGCGCTTCATCTTGTCGTTGAGGCCATCGCCCTTGATCTTCGGCATCACGCCCCCCTCGGCAGGTCACGCCCGCGCAGCCAGTCCATCACCCGCTTCACTTCCATCACCTCTTCCAGGTCGTACAGCACACGGCGCCCTTGTCGGACTGGCCGTGGCCGATAGTTCTTTTCACGAGTGCGCCCGATCAGGCCGTTGACGCTGAGATTCAGCAGTTCAGCGGCTTCCTCACGTCCGATCAGGGTGCGCTCTGTCATGGCGTCATCGCCCGTGAAGAGCGCTAGTTGGAGGTGGCGCGTCGTCACCTGGATGTCGCCGGCGAGGCTGGCCGCAGAGAGCAGCCCAGACCAGATACGGCCAGAAGATGAGGTGGAAGAAAGTAGGCATGTCATCCTCAGTCCTGAACGTGCTGCACGCGGTTATCGCGCCAGCGATCGAACGTCTCGCGGCGCATGGATTCGAGTGTGTGATCGTCGTGCTCGGTGGGGTCGTCCTCGCCGAGCTTCGCGGCCATGCACAGCCCCATCACCGTGGCGCCGAAGACGGTGCCTGCGATGAAGGCGAGGATGAAGGCGATGGCTGTCATGGTCATTGCTCCCGCTTCACGCCGTAACTCAGGATCGCCAGAGCATCAGCATGGTTATCGTCGACGACCTTGAAGCCGCGGCGCGTGGCCTCGGCGATCATGTCGTCCTTGGTGGCGTTGCCGAAACCGGTCCACGCCTTCTTGACCGTGCCCACGCCGACCCCGACGAGCCGCACGTTGTTCGCCGCGCACCAGGCTTCGAGGATCGCGAGGTAGCCGAAGTACACACGCGCCGAGAGGTTCGACACGTGGCGCTTCACGTCCTCGAAGTACACGACGTGGATCTCGCCCATCTCGCGTGCAACCTCCGAGAGCCACGCGCGCATCTGCGCCCAGCGCTGGCCGTTGTGGTCGAGCCTGCCGGGCTTGAAAAGCTCCGTGCCGCTACGCTGCTTGCCGTCGCGCATGGCGTAGGCCCAGCCGCATCGCGTGGCCAAGTCCAGCGCCAGCACGTTGCACGCCGGTGCCGAAATGCGCGCGGGCGTGCGCGCGATGGATGCGGGCGTACCCGTTGCTGCGAGGGAATTCCATTGCGCTTCAGTGACTTCCGCGCTCTCGATCACCGCGAAAAGGTCAGTCATGACTTCCCCCGCAACTTGGCTGCCTTGCGTTCGCGTTTGGCCTGCGCGGCTTCGATGCGCTCGCGGTCCTTGCCATCGGTCCAACGGTTGGTCGGCATGCGGTATTGCAGCGGCTGCGGCGGCCGACGATAGCCCGGTTGCAGGGATGCAGCAGCGCCCATCAGGGCAGCAATGGCAAGTGCGAATCGTGTCATCACGCAAACTCCGGCAGCAGCGACGCGGCAGTCTGTGGGCCAGTGGCCTGCGCACGCGTCTCGGGTTGTTGGGCCTGCGGGATGCCGTTCACGCACTCGCGGAACAGCGCAGAGCGCAGACGTGTTGCCCACAGGGGAAGGTGCTCGGCCTCGTCGCGCTCGACGTTGCGCTCGACTTCCTCGCCGGTGTGCCGGTCGCGGTACGGATGCGCCAGCGTGACCTTCATCGGCGCCAGGTCGGGGTGTCCGATCTTCGGCATGTACATCGCCGCGGCGTGCGCCCAGCCCTTGAACGGGTCGGTATGCATGGCGCGGTGCGTGGCACGGATGAGCTTGAGTCGCTGGTTCAGCCGTGCGGTCACCTCCTGCCACTGCGTCAAGTCGGCAAAGGCGTGGCAGTCGCACACCCATTCGTTGCCGGTCTTGACGCCGGCCCACATCGGGCAGCCCCAGGCGGAACACTGGCCGGGCTTCTTCGGGCCGGGGTTGTCGGGTGCGTTCGGTGGGGTGCGGTCGAGGGTCATTTCACGATCTCCGGCGTCCAGCCTTTTCCAGCGCCGTTCGGCCCCAGCGAGCGATACATGTCGATGTGACGGAACAGCATCGCGGAAGCCTCCATGAGCACCGCCTTCGTGAGCGGATTGGGGTAGTCCATGGCCATCTGCTGCAGCTTCGCGGCCTCGTCCCAGATCGGGTCATTCGTCATGCTGCGACTCCTTCGAGTTGCTTGCGCTTCGCTTGGATGCTTGCGATGACCTGCTCGCGGCCATAGCCATGGGTGTGAGCGCCGATGCGCGCGGCTTCGGCCATGAGCTCGTCGTTCGTCATCGTGGTGAGTTGCTTTGCTCGAGGCTTGGGCGGGTTCCGGACCTTGGCCAGCATGGCGAGCACGAAGCCGGCGTTGATCGGGGTGGCATCACCGGTGGCGTCACGGTCAGCCACGGCGAGGTCGTAGGCCTTGCGCAGTTCGGCAGGCGTGGGCGCCATGGCGGCGAGTTCCTGCACCTTGGCGTCTCCGGCGAAGATGCCGCGGGGGACTTTGCCCCGGGCACGCTCCCAGGCAATCAGGCTCATCGACACCTCGACGGCGGCGCGGGGCGGGTCGACAGGGTCGCGCGCGGGATCTTCGGGAGACTGTGGTGTCGGTATGGTTTTAACTTCTCCCTTACCTGTCCCTTCCCTTACCTGTCCCTTAAGAGCTTTTTCTGGCGGAATTTGCGGGGCGTTCCGCTGGAAAGCTCCGGCATTTCCAGCGGAAACATCTTCGCTTCCACCGGAATTTATTGAATGTGCACTTTGCGCTGCATCGCCATCACCAAAGCCACCGCTATCAGAGTCATCGGGACCCGCACGGCCAATATCGTTCCGCTGACCATCCGGAGGAACGTCCCCGCCTTTCCGCTGGAATGAGTCATCGTTTCCGGTGGAAATGAGCTTGCTTTCCAGTGGACGGCCAATACTTTTCCAGACATCGAACGGCGGACAGACGACGACAGGGAGGCCAGATTCCTCGCGGCGCTTGTTCAGCTTCCGGAGGCGATCGACAAGTTTGTCGTAGGCGTGCTGCAGCTTCGAATCCCAGGATTCGCGGGCTTTCTCGCACACGACCGGGTGATACAGGCGCGCGTCGGCGCACTCGATCCAGCCGCGCAAGGCGCCCTCTTTCACCTTCAGCCATTCGCCCACGGCGCGGCCATAGCCAGCCAGCGAGGCAAGCGAGCGATCGTCATTCGGGAGAGAGCCCGCGGGGACTTGATGCCAGGCAGCGCACCAGAGCATCACAGCGCTGCGGAATTCTTCGCCGGACACCATGACGGCGATGTCGCTGTCGCGCAGACGCACGACATCCAGTGGCATGAATTGGAAATCGCGCAGATCGCAGTCAGTCGGCGTGAGAGGTTCGGGTAATTCGTTCACGGCTTCAGTCTTCCCACACCAGTTTCTGAATCGCCTCGGGGCTGGATAGCGCGCCCGTGGCAATGGTGACCATCGCTTGATACATGGCCTGATCCACGCAGATGCGATCGACCGGCACAACCTTGAGCCCGGCCGATGCAAGCACCTGGCACGCCCTTTCAAGGTCTTCCGATACGAAACGCGAAACGGTCGGCGGTGAAACGCCGATTTCACCGGCGATGGTGTTCTGTCCAACCGCTGCAATCCGCTGCAACGCCACCGCGTGCGACTTGCGTGCCCTTTCAGCCGGTGTCATTGAAACTTGGCTCATGTCAACCCTTATGGTCCCGTTCACATGCGTACTTCCTTCGTGATGCGTTTCCCCGTAGCCAGGCGCGTCGGGCGCTCTATCGTCGTGGTGCTCAGTCTCAGGCGGCTGCAGGCTCGGCCTGAGATGTGTCCGGGACGGCAAGTACGGGCTGCGCGGGACTTTCTTCCAGCCCTTCGAAGGCATGCGGATAGGCCAGGCGCAGGTACTGCAGCCGCGCTTTGGGAATTCCGTTCTCACGCCATTCGTGCACGGAGGGCGGCTTGATCTCGCAGATCTTGGCCACCGCCGAAGTACCGCCCAGCCGGTCGATGACCGTATTGGCGAGTTGGTTCATAAGCTGCTCCTGCGTGGTTTGGCCTCTATTTTAGGTCGACCTAAACAGAAAATGCAAGGTACAGCTAAAACAATCTGGATTAGGCTCAGCTAATGGAAAAGTGGAACGAACGTCTTGCCCACGCGCTCGGCCAAAGTGCGTACAACGCCAACCAGCTCGCCAAGGAACTGAGGGTGTCGGCGCCTACCGTGTCGGCATGGATCGGTGCGGCCGGGATAACGCCAGCCAGGGACATCAAGGGAGAAAACCTGTTGCTGGTATGCCGACTGCTGAATGTGCGCCCGGAATGGCTGATGTTCCGTGAGGGCTCAATGCGGCCAGCAGCGGTGCGCGACCGCGAGGCAGAAGAAGCGGTTGCTCTGCTCTATACATTGCCGGATGACGATCGGGCGCTGGTCATCGCCCAAATTAAGCGTCTCGCAGATCTGACTTCAGAAAACGTAAACTCTGTAACCGCTGAAAAGAGTGGCACCATAAGTCACCGGGCGACGGATGGCCGCTCGACCAGACAACCAGCGATCAAGCCCGGTATTTCGAACCTTGACGAAGCCGTGCGAGAAGCAGAGAGCATTTTCGGGGTTCAAGGTGCATCATCAAGAACAGAGAAAGGAAAAGCAGGCAACGGTCGTTAGTCTCGATAGCTACAGGGAGAGGCGCAACAAGCGCTTGCCGACCATAGAGATCCAGTTACAACCTGGCGGAAATGTGATGTACAGCGCCCCTGACATCAACAGCGACAATGCATTTCAGGCCCTGATCGGATGCTACGTTGTTGCGGGGAAACTACTTCAGACGCTCAGGGAGAGCATGAAATGCGGGAATGGGGAAAACTGCGGTACGCGGGAATAGCGGGGGCCGCATTGCTCGCTTCATGTGCAACAGCGCCTAGCCCCGCCACGCCGGATCCAAGTGTGATTGCGCCAGTCAAGACTAGCTTTGACCGGGCCATACATTCGTACTTTGACTGCGTCTATGCCATCGCCGAGCGCTATGCCAAAACGGAAAAATTCACGCCGGACGACATCTCAACTGCCGCTACGGCGGACTGCTCTAATCAAATGAACGATCAGGTCGAAGCGTTCCGGCGATACTCCCGCGCACAAAAGCCCGACTGGTCAGAGCAACTGATCCAGAGTGCCAGCCTCCGGTATGCCAGGGACGTCGAAGCCGAGACGAAAAAGAACGTCATCGCCTTGGTTCTGCGAGTCCGATCAGGCAACTAGAGCTCGAGCTCACCGCCCCCCCCATAAGCAGCCCGCCACCGAGCGGGCTTTTTTGCGCCCTCAATCTTAGCCCGACCTAAAATATTTCTTGACCCTAATGTTAGGTCGGCCTAAGATAGCTCCATCAACACGACGGAGCGCGAGATGGATGACTACGGCAACGAGATCGACACCTTGACCCAAGGCCGCGGCAGCTTCATGGCGCTGACGCGCTGGACGCTGGACGGCATTCACGAAGGTCAAGACATCACCGAACTGACGCTGGCCTTCTACGGCCTGGTCTGCTGAGGAAGCGCGAGATGCAAGCCACCCCCTGCGCCAATACGCAATACCTGAACGCCTACCAGCGCGAGCAGGACCGCGCCGACGAGCGCGCCGAATGGATCGAGAAGGAAGCCGAGGCGAAGTTGAAGGCGCTGAAGCCTTACACGCGCGGTGACCTCGACGAGGCCGTGTCAGAGGTGATGGCTGACAAGTCGAAGAATGCCGCGATCCTGGCTGCGTTTGCTGGCAATGACGATTGCGCGCTGGGCGCTGCCTTCCGCGCTGCGGTCGATGCCTACTGGCTGAACTACTGCACGAACCAAGCTGCTGACGACTACGACGACGGCGCGGCTGAGCCCGACTACGGGAGG